CAACAATTTCATTTACTTTTTCGGTACTAGTGGGAAGAGCTTTTATCTTATTGTCAACAATTTTGTCGACATCTTCCTCAGTTATTGTACCGTTCGGCGCATCTAGAGGATGTACAGGCACAGCAATCTTGTACCTAATAGAATCGTCCAATACGATTGTGTACTCCCCTGGATCAGCATAGAACGAGAGATTACCAAGGGCATCGGTGAAGATTGGGTTTGGGGCAGGGTTGCCTTTTGCGTGATCGAGATAAAGATCTGCAAGTTGGTTTTCACTATTTAAAACTACAACTTGCACATTAATTGCAGGACCATCACTGAATCGAACGTCTTCAGGTCCCCAAAGTCCGGCATATTTATACGCCATTCTTATCTCCTTCGTAGAACTTTAGCTTTTCTCTAACAGAGTTTAGCTCCATTTGTAGTTTTACTATAAGAACTCTCGCAGATAGTAATTCACTCTGCGTCGTCGCTAGTTCCTTATACGTTTCATTGTACAGGCTTTGTAAGCCTTCCATTTCAACGACTGCGGCTCCTAATCGAGCTTCGTACATTTCTCGACTAATGTCGAATATTTTTCCATTGTCTTTTATGTCATCTAAAATCCTATCACTCTTTGCATGGCATATTGAACGAAATACACCACCGATGGCCTCGCGGTTATTCCACAAAACAGTAATAGTAGCGACGAAGATACTAACATATACAACAATGGGATGTTGCATAATAGAACTTGACACTAGAACCTCTTATTTATTTAGAATTCGTCCAATCTCAGCTAATTTAAATATCCGAGCATTAGACTTAGAAAACATATAGTGAAATATCGCAACTACAAGGATAAAGTTCACCGAATTTCTATAGCCGGGGAAGCCATCATAGAGCTCGTCAATGAACATACTTACACCTAAACCGATATACAGCACAAAAGCAATTGCATGCAAAATGCAGAGTGCGCCAGGTTTAGCCACAACGCAAAAGAGGCAGATAGATATACCCACAAACATAAAAAGAAATGCCCATAGATTAATGGAAAAAACCTTTTCTATGGGCAAATACTTAGCCATCTTGTCTAAGTAATAATCTATCCCTCTCAAAGTGGCGGATATTCCGAGAAATATTTGACAAAGAAATACTTCTTTTGGATGAAGAACCGCCACTTTATCAAGAGACGTCAATCGCATTGTTACTTAAGAACCGGAACGATTGACGGGTTATCTTTTTCTTCACCACTATCACGGCTAGCAATAGAAGTGAGAAGCGACAGGACACCAGTTGTAGCTGCCATAGAGAGTGTCTCTACCCAGTTAACATCTGCGATATGGTTGGATGCAAGCCACAGACCTGCAAGCGCAACAAGGAATGTCTTCATTGCACGCTGGAAAGAGTCAATCCAGAAGTTGTTAGTAAGAACTACCTGGCTACTTGCGACGTTAAGAACGAAAGTGCCAAGAGTAGTGATCCCGACAGCGCCAAGAATAGTGGCCCAATCCATCCCAAACAGACCAACGCCTGCGGCGAAAAATGGAAGAAGCGTCTGGGCAAAGGTTTTGATGGTCTTCTCAAAAACCATTCCCCAAAAGTCAGCCTGCATGAAATTGCCATTGGCCTCTTCTACTTCATAAGAATGCGCACCCATAACTTCTCCTAACTAAAGATGCTCAAAACTTTGTCTTTGAATACTTTGAAAGCGCTTTCGAGCTCTTGCTCTTTGCTAACTTCTGTATTATCAGACGTTTCGATTTTATCATTTTCGTCTTTATTTTCAGTACTCTCTGAAGTCTCTACCGCTTCTTCAACCTTCTCTTCTTTCGGAGCTTCAGGAGCTTCAACTAACTCCCGATTCTTCACCTTAAACTGCATAACCTTGTACGGCCATCCAACATCCGTGTTCCATTGAGAAACAAACATGCTGAACTCGTCAAGTGTAGCTCCAGGAACGATGGACGGGCCATAAAGCTGGGCGATATGGTTGTCATCTTCCATTCCCCATGAAGTACCATAGATGAGGTCATGAGTTTCAGCTGTGTACACATTAGCTGTTGGGTGATCAAGAATCTTAACAGCAATCTTATACAACGTTGCATCAAAGTAGACAAGCAACCACCTATCATTTACTCGACGCAAACACATTTCACCAACATTTGTACCACCAAAAATTGTGGTTAGCGGTTTACCCCAACCCCATTCACCATCAAATCCCCATACTTCAATTTCACCAGGATTCTCAATTTTGAATCGGAACAAGTGAATTGGGTTGTTGCGGTCGAACTTGGTTGTGAATACGTAAATGAATTCATCTTCGGGATCATACTCCATTGTCCAAAGCTGACCCATGCTCTGCAAGAAGTCACCAGGATAGGTATGAATAAGTTCCCACGAGATTCCGTAGTTCTCAGTTTTGTAAAGCTCAACTGCTTCGACGTTTCCGAGACCGCGGTTTACCATGACGTGCATATAAGTAACGTCACCAATCGTCAGAACATCTCCAGGAAGCTTTGTTAACCCGTCCACGTGTTCGTACGGTAGTAATTGATTAACACGTTCTGGATCACTTCCAGCAGCCCTAGACCATACAACCTGACCATTGTCTGTACTACCAATAAGACCAATAGGCGATAGCCATTCTCCAGAGCCTACCCCCTGCCCACGGAATGAATCACCAAAGACGGATAGGATCATACGATTACCCATCTTTGTCATAACGCCTAAGTCTGTAGATACAATGTCATACTTACCTGTATAATCGGGTCCCGTAACATCTTGCATCTTCGTGACGATGTACTTTGATTCTTCCACTTTAGCCTCCTCGTGCGGAGCTAAATCTTCACCAGTGAAGATTGCTTTGAGTTCATTATAAGAACCTTTAAATGCATTGACGTCAACACCTTGAAGGTATCCTGCGACAACACCATGCTCACCATACTGCAAGAACTTCGTCTCGTGCGGAGCCATGTAAGTCCAGCCAGCCGAATCATCGCCAGGATAAATGCTACGGTAGTTTCCTGTTGGATTCTTTCCGTAGTAGCTCAACCAGAGATGTTGGGCAGGGAGTGGATTGACGTCCCATCCAGGGATACGAGACCAATACCATTTACCTGTGTAAATGATCGGAACTCGGTAACCCTTACGTTCAATTGCCTCTCGCAATTCATTGAAGAACTCGAATTTGTATCCCGAGTTTTCTTCAATGTCGAGTGCAATTGGAATTCGAGTATCATTTACATGTTCAGCGATTGTGCTAGCTTGGTCCTCAATGGAGCTTCCAGTTGCCCATACGTAGTGATACGCACAGACCAAAAGTCCAGCTTCCCTAGCGTCCTGTAGATGGCTGTGGAATACAGGATCTTTCCAAGTACCTTCGGTAGCTTTGATGAAGACATATTCCATTCCCTCTGCTTTAGCACGTTTCAGAGAGATTGGGTTTTGGTGATTAGAAACGTCGAGACCAAAGATAGTTCGCACTTGATCATTCGGCTCATTTGCAATTACTTTGTATGTCGCAGTATATGCATCAACGGGCTTGCCATCGAGTGGATCAATAGCACCATTATCAGCAAGATACTTCAGAGGATTCATATCCCGACCACCAAAACGGCCTGGGCGTCCGAATACTTCGAAATGCAAATGAGGACCGCTTGAACCGCCCTCACTACCAACAAGAGCGATCATATCTCCAGCTTTAACTCGCTGCCCATATTCGACAGTGAACGAATGCGGAGGCATATGTCCGTAAACAGTGTCAACACCAAGTGTATCTTGGTGATCAATTACAATCCAAGAACCGTATCCTTGAGGATCATCATTCTTACCAACGTGACAAACCCAACCATCTGCCATTGCATAAATTGGCGTGTCAAAGTTTGCTTCGAAATCGATTCCTCGATGTCCTGGGCGTTCAGGAGTTCGATATCCTGAACCTGGCCTATATTCCCCTACATGAAGGGGCATAACTATTTTTCCCATATATACATAATAAAACAGCCTAGGTAAAACCTAGACTGTCTTATTATTTACCGATTACTTAGCTTCAGCTTCGGGTTCAGCTTCAGCCTCGGCTTTTGCTTCAGCTTTAGCTTTAGCCTTAGCGATCTTAGCTGCGGTGGCAGCATAATCGCGAGCAATCTGCAGCTCTTCGGATCGGCCGTTAACCTCAAGCCATTCAATGTCTTCAGGCGTCGGCTTCTTCAAATCAACTTGACGGCTCATTAGGAGTACACCTCCGGTGGGGTATAAGCGCCAGTAGCGGCAATTTTCATTGCGATACCGTTACCGCGGTGGCGAACACCGGTACCAAAACCGTGTATATAATTTGAATTAATAAGGGGATAATCTGCACTTCGATCACCTGCCATTAGTTTGAGGCCACGGAGCTCAGTGTTCTGATGCTCACGAAGACCAATCGGATTGTCAATTGCGGAAGCACCACCTGTCACGAACGCGAACAGGTAGCCTGCAGGAATGTAATCCTCTTCGATGATGATTGCACCGCCGTAAGAACCTGCAACAGGAAGACCTGCGAACTCGTTCGGAGGCTGTGTACCGAGAAGACCTGCGGGAGTTGTGAGCAACTGCGCAGGGGCGCTAGGACCAGGAATGAAGTCATAAAGCGCGGTGGAGTTATTTGCATTCACAACGTTTGCACGGAAACGGCGAATTGCATTCACTTCACGAGAGTTCGCGAGAATCACAGTCTGAGTGCCAGTGTTAGATCCAAGACCAAGTTTCTTGAAGCGATCGATGATATCTTCGATGTCACCAGAGTCAATGGTGTCCGCACCAGACACGAGATAGTGGGTGTAGGTACCATCGAACTTGTTCGGACCA